GCAGGGGGATACCGAGTCCAGAAGCCCCGCAACCAGGAGGGCACGGTGACGCCTTTTAAGCGGCCGCACCATTCCAACAGAGACTACGAAATCTCTGGTGGAGTCTTCCTGATTGCGTGGAGAGCAAGCGAATGTGTTTGCCTTAACGACGCGACCCCTGATTAAAGGGGCGCCGAGAGGTTCACTTACACAAGCTCTCCTTCCTGGACCCGCAACTTTATTTACTTAAGTAAAGATGTATCTTCCCAATTCGACTTACTTATGTCCTGAGCTTTCAGAACATCAAGTATCGACTTGACGACCATACTCTGAGCGAGAGAAATGGAGTGCGAGGCTCTCATTGAGAACACACCTTTTGATACATGGTACTTGGACAGACTGAGTGCGGAGAAATCCGTCTCAGGGCCAGGATCCAGGATAGAATTACTAATCAAGTATTCTATACTGGAATCTATGGTCCTGTTCAATACCATAATCATCGGGTGGAACTCTCTAAGAGACGCGCGGTATGCCTGACCAGGCAAGTCCCGGAATTCCCGTTTGACATCTTCGTCAAGCCGTTTATGGATGACGAAGGTATCATTCTGGAATTTCGCGAGGTCTCGTTCGACAAGTTTCTGCTTCGCCTTACTAACGACGCGTTTCGCGACGCTAGTAAGTCTAGATGAGCACTTAAGCCCATCTAACAAGGAAGCAGGAAGGTGACCGGGGAACCACGTGGCTACTGTTTCTAGTAGCGGCGCGTAATCCCCCGTCACTTTGCATTTCTGCAACGAGTCGAACACCATATACAGTTTTATGACACGCTCGCAGTGTTGCGGACGTCCATAAATCCTGTAAATGGTTGAGACCAGGTCCGGGTGCTTGCTGGTAGGCAGACACCAACCGTGGTGCTGTTGCGTCAACAGGTAGTTATGAAGGAGAGAGTACTTCTTCCATACTGCCCGGAGACCAGAAACACCGAACCCCGTTATTTCACTCCCTTTATGCACCCATCTTTTGGCAAATTCGTACGTGTCTTCCGACACATGCGTCTTCGCCTCAGATACGGGCATATCGAGAGTTAGTAACAGGGCCCGGTATTCTGTTGCAACGGCTGCATTGGCGATAACTAAATCATCACCTAGTAACGCATAGTCGCGGAAGTGGGGAATACCCGCTCTTACCGCTGCTAAGCGCACTAAGTAATGGTGAGTTAAAGCCATTGCGCACCACGACGAATAAGCTCCCATGGGTTGACCGCATGCGTATTTTGCGACGCGTGCCATCCCTGAGAGCGTATATTCGTACCCTGTCAGAATATGGGCCCACGCATCAGCACGGGTCTTCCCAATTACCTCTCGAATTACCTTTAGCTGCAGAGCTATAGGCATACGATCGGTAGCGTTGGAAAGATCAATGCTGTAGTATGGACCTTTGGGAGGTAGGCACTTGAGGAAGTGGTTCTGGTTAAAGGTACAGTCCTGAGGGATCCTCCGCAGTATGCCGTTAAGGCAATCGTGCAGGGGTCTCAGACAAGTCTGTGACCAATAATCAAGAATCGCAATTACTC